AAAAGAAAGGTTTTCTTGTGTAGCCTGCCTTCTCTGTGAAAATTCTTCAAACTCACATTCTGGCCAGCTATATTTTTTAATATCAACAAACTCTAGGTTGTCTTCCAGTAAGCCGAAAGTCATGTGCTGAAATGTTGGGCCTTCTCCAGTTGTCATGTCAATGTCTCTAGAAAAACCTCTAGCTATGAAGAAGCCGTCAAGACCATTCTCATCTTCAAAGACAATCTCTTCTGGCGCTCCCATTACAATGACCTGAGCTTTACAAATACACTTATCGTGGTCTTTGCAATATTTTTGTAGCCTGACCCAAGGGCTTTCTTCGACTCCCGGTCTCTCATAGTCGCCCCAAACCACAGTTCCATCATTTAGTGTGCATTTCCAAGTCATAGAAATGTCTTCCATGATCAGTTTGCGAATATGCTCATCTCTTACTGTGCAGATCAATGTTAGTCTCCTTTAATTCTGTGAATAGATCCACGATGTCTCTTAGCTACGTTGACTTCTTCTTCACTGGGCTGTCTTTTACCCTTTGTGGCGTCTCCAGCCATAGAAGCGTTTTCAGTCATGATGGTCGCTCCATACTTTTCATTTCTAGCCATGAGTTGACCAGCAAGGCTTTGAGGCTTATCTTCGCTTTTTAACGTAGCGATATGCTTACGAACAGAAGTCTCTGATCTATCTAGCTCTTCTGCGATTTCTTCAACGGCAAGAGATCTATTCTCCTCAATGTAAGTCTTCTCTTTTTTTGAAAGTGGTCCTTTTTTAGTCATTAGTTTCTCTCCATTAATGCTCTTCTAGATCTTGTCAAAAATATACGCTCCCTAGTTTCTAGATACTTCATATAGTAAGCGTAAACCTTTTCATTTACTTTTTTATAATCAAAGTAAGGTCTGTTATGTTTGCCTTTATCGGCGCCGAGAGGATCTAACAATTCACCCCTGCCAAACTTTACATAGTAAGTTTTGTATCCGTTATTATCAACAACCTTAACAAAAGCATCTGAGACCCCTGTCTCTTGCGCTCCTGTCCCATAGTACGTTGACACCTTATTGTCTGGAGTTGGAAGGTTTAGATTGTCTAAGTCTTCATTTTCCCATCTAGCCATTTAACTTCTCCAATTTTTTTAGTACGTTTTTTACACATGAGTTTTTGTCAAAACCGTCTACCCTCATCTCTGCGCATGGAGCGATGCCTAATTTGTTTAACTCGTCCACAGAAAGATATTTGGGATTGAGGCTGCCATCTTTTAGTTGTTGGTGGACTTTGATCTGTATTTTGATGACGGCACTGTGGGGTATATCTGACCTATTTAATTCTGACATTATTCGCCCTTTTCAATATAGTTCTTTTTCTGTGCCGAGGTCATCTTATTAATCTTTCGTCTACGATTGTTAGCTTCGGCATCTTTCACGACTTTATCTATGTTGTCTGCTTTTTCTTTTGCCTGCAGTTCGTACCTACCTAACTTCTGAGTATTGCGATCAGCCAAGTGCTGAACAGTAGTAGGCTCACCTTTTACTGAAACATGAGGCGCGTTTAAGATGACTCTTCTGAATTTGTGTTTTTTACACTCAGGACATCTCACGAGAGGCTTCTCAGAGAATTTCTGGAAAACTTCTTTGTAGTAACCGCACTCGCTGCATTCATAATCATATGTCGGCATGTATAACTCCTATAAATAATCTATGATATTATAGAATCACTTATCGAGTTTGACATCTATTTTCTTTAAATTTTCTGAGAATTGTTTCAGCGTGCTTATAGTTGTTTCCCTAGCCACTCTTTCTGCGGCCTCAGTAGCGTAAGCCTCGACCTCTATTGGAAGCTCATTAGAAAGAGCCTGCAAAAATGTTTCAAACTTCATAGCTGTGTTGTCTGATATTGAGGTATTGTAATATATACCTTCTTCCAAAATAGTAAGTCTTTGCTCTAATTTAGCGTTATTATATTCAGCTCTAGCACCTATGAGTAAAATGGCAGCTAGAAAAACGCCTCTAAAAATATTTAACCGGCTCATCATCATCTTCTTTCTTATTTAGTCTCATGAGAATTTTGGACACGATATCGCTTCTTACAATATCGCTATAGTCAAGCTCACAAACTCCTACACCGGAGACCTCAACTAATTTTTCCATACAGGTATGCAAACCTCCTTGTTGCTTGCCTAAGTCGGACTGTCTTAAGTCTCCATTTATTACCGCCTTTGAGTCTTTACCAATTCTTGTAATAAACATTTTAATCTGCTCGAACGTAGCGTTCTGTGCTTCATCAAGGATCATGAAACAGTTATGAAAGTTGCGCCCTCTCATATATTCTAAAGGACATAGCTCAATGATATTCCTATTTCTATATGTTTCAACAGTGTTCTTAGTTAAATACTGATTCATTTCCTCTAGTATAGGTATCAGGTATGGGTTTATTTTTTCGACTAGAGTTCCCGGCAAATGCCCTAAGCCTCTTCCTGATTCAACTACGGGCCTAGTAATTATAATCTTATCTACTTTCTTTTCAATCAAATATTCACAGGCCATTCCTACGGACACACTCGTCTTTCCAGATCCGGCAGGCCCAGAACAAAACGTGACATCGGACTTATTGATCTGGCCCATGTAATGCTCTTGATTTCTGGTCTTTGGTCGTAGTATTTTTCGGCGCTGTCTAGTTGCGGGCTTCTTCTTTGATTGTCTTGCCATTATTATATATAACCTTTTCTACTGTTTGTAAATCTGCATCATGACACATCGGGCACATCGGCTGTGATCCGGGCCTATGTATCCCTAGCTGGTGATGGGTCATGAGTATTGCTTGTAATATCTGTGTATCTCTAAGTTTTGCATGTAAAGGTAGTTCTCCGAGATCTTTTGAGACAGGAATCTTTACCTCCACTACATTACTCTTATTCATTATATGTCTATACATATAGAAAGACCCCGCTAAATTTAGCAAAGATAGAGAAAATAACACATAGACTGCGCTTCTAAAAAATTTCATGATACTAACCAAACAGTTCGGTTATAACCTTGCCAGAGTTAGCGATTTTCATAGGTCTACCACTGTTACTAGTAAACGTAGTCCCCAAAGAAATACCAAGTGCTTTGCAAACGGAAGCCATGACATCCTGAGATGTATATGGTTCGGTTTCAACACGAGTACCATCTGAGTTTGTTTCGCCAATAGCGATACCGCCATTCATTCCAGCTCCACCAACGACAACACTCCAGCTTCGTGCCCAGTGGTCACGACCAGCATTACCGTTGATACGAGGAGTTCTACTGAACTCGCCCATCCAAATAATCGCTGTGTCTTGTAATAACCCACGCTGCTCTAAATCTTCATACAGCGCGCTCATGCCTTGATCTAACATGGGCAATTTCGTATCTCTTAAGGTGGGAAAAATATTTTGATGGTTATCCCACCCACCTAGATTAACTTCAATAAAGGGTACGCCAGCTTCCACTAAACGTCTTGCCATCAAGCACCCTTTGCCAAAATTATTGTCTCCATATCTCTCTTTTACGTCTTCAGGCTCGCTAGCGACTTTAAGCGCATCCATTTGCGCGCTTGTTAGAACACTAAATGTTTCTTTAAGAATAGCCTGATGTTCTTTTGCTAGTGACCCTCGTCTTTGATTTATAAAATTATTTTCAATCGCATCTAAAGCGTAGGCTCTTTGGTAGAACCTTTGATCTACTTTCATATCAAGGTTTCGTATTCTTCCATCGCTGTTTACAACAAATGGATTATACTTAGCGCCAAGAAAACCTGCTCCCATGCTACCGCCACCAACGGAAATGAACTGTGGGATTGCCAAATTTTCCCGTCTTAGCTGATGAGATAGGACAGATCCATAACTAGGGTGGTCAATGCTAGGATTAGGAACATAGCCAGTGTGCATATAATAGCGACCACGCATATGATCTGCTTCACGAGTGCTCATACTCCTAATAATAGCAGCGTTGTGCATCTGTTTAGCCATCAAGGGCATATGCTCGCTGATTTGAATATCCCCGCTGGTAGCGATGGGACGAAACGGGCCACCTGTAGGAGCGCCGGGTTTAAGATCCCAGATGTCCATCGTAGAGGGGCCACCACCCATCCATAGCAGGATAGCGGATTTGCCGTTTTTCTTGAGTTGATCTTGGTTCGCTTGTACAGTTTCCGCTAGCGACAATGCGCTCGCTACAGAAGCTAAAAAATTACGTCTTTTCATATTACCACCTAAACTGAAAAAAGAATCCATGAAATGGGCCCGGATAAATTGGCATTGGTTGAGGTTGGATAACTACAGGAGGCTGAATAATAACGGGTGGTCTATATGTAGGCACTCTGTAGTATCTATTGAAGTAAGGGTTAGGGGCGTAGTAATAGTTATAAAAACCAAAACTATGTTTAGTTTCCACCCTTGGTTGTTGGGGTTGGGTTTGCGGTTTCTGCCATTGTTGCTTTCCGGGAATTGTAGGTCTTGCCGCAGGAGGTCTTGTAAAGTCTCTAGGTTGATTTCTAACAACCTGTGGTGGTTTGACAACCTTACGCTCTGGCTGATCCGCATTTGCAGATAAAGGCACAAATAATAAGCATAATAGTGAGGCTAA